TTAATGCTCAGTGGTCGGATTATAGCGGCAGCTTTACGCAGCCGTCCGTCCAGCAGGGCGCTTACAATGCCGAGTTCAACCTCAAGCTCCTTATTTCGCCGGTTCCGTTCCTCGGCATGGAAGGCGCGGTGCAGCAGGATCATGCTGTCATCCCGCTTATCGAAGCCCGCATGAACGACACGACGAACGTGATGATGGATGCGATGGCTACGTCGCTTTACAACAACACGACGGACACGCAGCAGTTCATCGGCCTGCCGGGCGCTATCGACGATGGCACCACGATGCAGACCTATGGCAACATCGACCGTAACACCTACACTTGGTGGCAGTCGAAGAAGTACGCCGCTGGCTCGGTTAACCCGACTCGTCAGAACGTGCTTCAGTATATCTCCGGCACGGTGAAGAACGGCGCGGAAGTGCCGACCTTCGGCGTTTGCGGTTTTGGCACCTGGACCCTGCTCGCTCAGGATTACGTCGGCCAGGAACAGTACGTCATTACGCCGGGCAACGGTTTTGATGGCGATGCCAATGGCCCGCAGGCCGCTTTCCGCGCTCTGATGGTTGCTGGTGTTCCTATCTACCCCGATCCGTATTGCCCTGAAGGCACTCTCTATCTGGTGAACAGCAACTATATGTCGCTGTATATCCACGATCAGGGCAGCTTCGTGTTTACCGGCTTTGAATCGACCCTGCCGAACTGGCAGATCGGTTATGTCGGTGCGGTGCTGATGATTGCCGAACTGGTCAATACCAAGCCCAAAGCCATGACTAAGGTCACTGGCTATAACTCGCTTTCGTTGTAAGGAGGCGGAACAATGGCTCTTGGTTTGAATAAAATCCTAGTCGCTGGCAGCGTTACTAACGCGGACAGTGCCTATTTCCAGACCACCACGGTTGCCGGTGTCACGACCGGCAACGGTACGGTTGTTGCGGCTGGTACCTATCTGATGTCGGCGCAGGCCAACACGACTGTTATTGTTTATAACGGCGCGAGTTGGGTTACGCTTCTCGCCAACAACACCGGCGGTATGTTCCTGTCTGACGGTGTTAATGTTGCCGTGAAGTCTGTCAACGCTAATACGACGGCGACCCTCATCACCGTCAATGGTGGTGAATCGGCCTCCGGCACGTATAACGATTAAGGTGGTCCGATATGGGAAGCGCAAATAAGGTCGGGACTCTTTATCCCGATAGCTTCAGCGGCTTTGCCATCGCTCATGTGACTGGTGCTGCGTTGTCCGCTACGGGCAACGCGGTTGCCACGCTTCCTGTGGTCGGCGGCGGCTTGACGAACAATGGTAACACCGCGACGAGCGGCGCTTTTATTGTGCGTCAGATTACTTTTATGAACGCGGGCGGCACTTCGCCCAACACGGCGAATGTTGCCATTTACACTTCTAGCGATGGCAATGTTTCAAACATCGTGACCGCGAACACCGTCTTGACTAACCTCACGAGCAATCTGAAGTTTCAGGATGTGACTTTTACCGGAACGGCAAACACGGCTATTTCCGCTGCTTCGACGCAAGCGTTCTTTGTCTGCGTTAATACCGCTGGCGGTGCCAACTCGAAAGTTGATATTTCGATCTACGGGGACATCGTTAACCTGTGATTACGATTTATGTCACAAATAACGATGTGTCTGATTTTGTCGATCAACACAATGGGGTGAGCTACAGACTGCCGGTTGGGAAAACGACTGCTCTGCCGGAAGCTGTGGCTCACCACTTTTTTGGTGCTAATGAGTTGGATCATCCCGCTAAGATTGCTCGTCTTGGTTGGGCTCTAACCGCAAATGATTACGAAAAAGGTGTCGCGCGCATTAAGAAATATGTGATGAGCGAGACGCCGCCAGTTGTTCGCAGCGATCATTCCCCGGCTGTCGAGCACAACCCTGTCCCCGTTCCGCCAAAGCGGGCGGGGGCAGGGAAGTATCCGAGAGCAGTTTAAGGGTGCCATTCTGTGACTACACTTTCGGATTACATCGTGCAAGTGCGTCGCCTATTGCACGACGTAGCGGGGAACTTTTGGACTGACCAACAGTTAACCAGCTACATCAACGCGGCCAGATTGCGGCTTGTGCGTGATAGCGGCTGTTTGCGCGAACTTCAGACTTCTGCAACTGTCGCCAATCAAGAGGTTTATGACTATTCCTCTTTGCCTATGGCGAATCGCACCCTCGATATTTTGAATATCAATGCCTATTGGGGAAATACCCGCGTTCCATTGCGGTATTTGCCGTGGACGCAATTCAACGCCAGTTTGCGGTATTGGCAGAACTATCTTGGTCAGCCGATTGCTTTTTCCAATTACGGGCAAAGCAAATTTTATCTTGGTCCGACTCCGACTGAGATTTATACGCTTGAACTGGATACCGTTATTACGCCGGAAGATTTGGTTAACGATTCCGACGTTGATGAAATTTCGGTGCGTTATCAAAGCCCGGTCGCGCTTCGCGCCGCGCACGAGGCCAAGTATCAAGAGCAGAGCTATGGCGAGGCTGAGATTTTTGAGGCGCAGTATAAACGCGAGCTATTCAACGTGATTAATACTGCGTTTACGCGCCGAATCCCCAACCCTTATTCGACGCCGTATTAAATGCCGCCCGTAGAGCAGGCAAAGAAATACCATATTACCAAAGCCTTTAAGGGCATCAACACCAAGGCAAATCGCACCGCCATTGATGGTGATGAATTTTCCTGGCTTGAGAACATTCAGCCAATTGGCTTTGGCAATCTCAAGGTTGTCAAAACAACCAACATTGTAACGAACAACAGCGCGAACGCGATTGTTTGGTCTAATGCTGTTGCCTCTTTTTCAAGCGTAAGCATTTCCGGCGGCGACTACATCCTGGCTTTTCAGTCAAACGGCGCGGCCCAGGCTTATAACATCACGACGCAGACGCTTTCTAACATTGCCTCGTCCAGCTTCTTTACCGGCAGCGGTGTCCGAGCGACGCAATGGAAAGACGAGCGCGCGCTAATCGTTGACCCTGAAAAGGGTTACTACACCTGGAATGGCACGACTTTGGTTTATGTCGGCTCAATTTCTGGTGGCGGCATTGTCAGCGGCGGCAGCGGCTACTCCACGACGCCCGCTATCGTCATTAGCGCCCCCAATGACGCCAACGGCGTTCAGGCTACGGCAGAGGCGACGGTTACGGCCAATGTCATTACGGCTGTGACGATTATCGAGCCTGGGAGCGGCTACAACGCCAGCCCAACCGTAACGGTCACGGGCGGCGGCGGCTCCGGTGCGAATATCGCCCTGTCGTACCTAAACTTCAATAAAGGCACCGCCTCGGCTCTAATTACCAATGGCGGCACCGGATACAGCAACGTATCAAATTTGACGGTTACGTTCGCTGGCGGTGGAGGCTCTAACGCGGCTGGCATCGGCATTATCAGCGGCGGACAAGTCACGCAGATTGTCATGTCCAATTATGGCACCGGCTATACGAACGCGGCCAACTTGACCGTCACCATTGCGGGCGGCGGCGGCAGCAACGCTACCGCTCTTGGAATCGTTCAAAACAACGATATTTCTGACGTTGCTTCGTTTTCTGGGCGCACTTGGATCAGCCAGGGACGCACTATTTTCTACAGTGCGCCTGATAGTTACAACGATTTCATCAGCGTTGCGGCTGGTTCTTTCGTCCTTACTGACAGCACCCTGCGCGGAAACATTGATAGCCTTCTGAGTGCCAACAACTTTCTCTATATCTTTGGCGACGATAGCATCAATGTTTTCAGCGATGTCCGCGTGGACACAAATGGAATCACGCTGTTCTCCAATACAAACGTCAGTGCTGCCATTGGTTCACGCCGCAAGGGCGGCATTTTCCCGTATTTCCGCAGTGTTCTTATCCTTAACGATTACGGCGTTTACGCCCTTGTCGGCGCAACAACCTCCAAGATCAGCGATGCGCTTGACGGCGTTTTTGGGGAAATTGACTTTAGTTACCCCGTTACCGGCGGATTGGTTGTTGTAAACAACATTATTTGCGCTGCCTTTAACGCATATTACGATGAAGGCTCTGGCGTTCGGCCTGTTCAATTCGTGTTTTTTGATAAGAAATGGTTTGTCACTTCTCAGGGGACGTTGACCCGCGTCGTCAGCGTTCCGGTTGGCGGCACCATTAATCTTTACGGCACGAGTGGCACTGACTTGGTTCAGCTTTATGCCAATGCTTCCGCCAACATTAGCACTACTGCCAGCACGGCTCTTTGGCCTTTAACTGACATGATCCGTGACAAGCAGGCACTAAAGTTTGGAATTGAGGCGACGATTACGCAGGGCGGCATCCTTAACGTAACCGTTGACCAGGAGAATCGCTCTAGCGCCGCCTATACGCTAACCAATGAAGTCGCTTGGGTAAACAATGTGAACCAAGAGATCGGTTGGCTGAACCTGTCTAACGCCGTAGTTACATGGACGTTCGCAGAGGGCTATAGTCTCTACAAATCGGATGCCGAACAGTACGGCAAGTATCTTGGGCTTACGGTGACTTCCAACAGCCCGTCTTTCACGATTAACACTTTTGAACTCGAATACGAGTTGCGCGCGAGGTTCTAATGCCTGTTCCTTTTACTTTTGGCAACGCGACCACCAGCATACCGCTTTCGCAGCTTGATAATAACTTTGCGACTGCGATTACGCTCGGCAACGCCTCCTTGGTTCTCGGCAATACGACCACTACGGTCGGAAATTTGACGCTGACCAACGTCACGATAAACAGCGTTTCGACGCCGATTACCGTTCTGCAGGGCGGCACTGGACTAACTAATGTTCCGCATACGATACAGGTTTTTACAACCGGATCAGGAACCTACACAAGCCCTGCGAACGTGAAGGCAATTCTCGTTGAGGGCATTGGCGGTGGCGGCGGTGGTGCCGGTTCTGGGACCGGCAGTCCTGGCGGCGGAACGGCTGGCGGAAACACGACGTTTAGCACTTTGACTGCCGTGGGCGGTTCTGCTGGCTCTGCAAGAACTGGTGGCACGGCGTCTGGCGGCGATGTGAACTTGACGGGCGGTGTCGGCGGGTCTGGCGGCGGCAATCCTAATACGCCTTCCGGCCCTGGCGGCGGCACACCCTTTGGGCAGGGCGCTCCCATTCCCGCTGTTTCTGGCAACGCTGGTCTTGCTGCCGCGGCTAATTCTGGCGGCGGCGGCTCCGGTGGTTCGACTGCGACTGGTGCAAACGGCAACGGCGGCGGCGGCGGTGGATATTTCCGCAAAATGGTTACTCCCGCCAATGCTACTTATACCTATGCGGTTGGTGCTGGTGGCGCTGCTGGAGCGGCTGGCACAAGCGGCGCGGCTGGCGGTGCTGGCGGCTCTGGTATTATCATCGTTACAGAATTTTACGTTTAGGTGATCTGATGGAGCGTTATGCAATCATTGACGGAATTGATGTCGTAAATGTCATTGATTACTCGTCCCCTCCCGGCAATCCTCCGCCCGGTTTTCCTGTAAACTACATCGCTGTGCAGAGTGACACGGCTGGTCCTGGCTGGACGTATGTAAACGGCGTGTTCATTGCGCCGCCGGTTCCGCCGTTGACTGATTCTGAGTTGATTGCTCAGTGTCAATCTCAGGCCACTGAACTCCTAGCGTCAACCGACTGGTCTGAAATTGCGTCTGTGACAAACACAGCCAATAAACCTTATCTGATAAATGCTGCGGAGTTTGTGACGTACCGCTGCGCCGTGCGCGTCTATGCCGTCACGCCCGTTGCCAATCCAATCTGGCCTGTTTGCCCGACTGCGGACTGGTCATAGGGGGATCAAATGGGTATCAATGCCTTTACGCCAAGCGGCAACACGGTCACGTTTCTAGCTGACACGACTGCCCCGACTCCCGTGCAAATTCTTTCCAGCACCCTCGGCGGCAATCAGTATCGCGTAATCAACATCAGCAGCACGACGCTGGTGCATCTTGGTTTCGGCGCGAATGTGGCGACGGCCAATGCCAATGCAACGATACCCGGCGCGAACTCTGCGGCGAGTATGCCTATTCTGCCGAACACTGACGAAATTCTAAGTTTTACGCCGAATATGTATGTCACCGGGATTACGGCAAGCGGCAACGCGACGATTTACATTACCCCTGGCGACGGCTTGTGAGATAAAAAATGTTAAAAGTTGCGGGCGGCGGCGGCGGAAGCGGTAGCAACGGAACTGTTACGCTAATAAATACAGGCACCGGCCTTACTGGCGGGCCTATTACGGCGACCGGGACGATTGCGCTCGCCAATACCGCTGTTACTGCTGCGACCTATGGCAACGCCACGACGGTTTCGCAAGTTACCGTTGATGCACAGGGTCGAGTGACGGCAGCAGCCAACGTCACGATTGCCATTCCAAGCGGCTCGGTTAGCGGCCTTGGCACGATGGCAACGCAGAACGCGAACAGCGTCACCATCACGGGCGGCTCAATCAATGGCCCGTCGCTGACCAGCAACACGGTTAACTTTACCGGCACGACTGCCGCCAACGCTACATTTGCCGTGTCGTCCCTGCCGCTTTCGCCGGAGGGCTACATCACGGTGCAGATTGGCGGCGTCAGCAAAAAAATCCCATATTACGCGGTGTAATGATGGATATGGAAAAGCTGTCTACCGTGGTATGGGGCGACAAAGACGGCCTATCCGAATTTCTATTTGAGAACTCCGTGCAGCATAAATTGTTTCGCAACATTATCGCGGATCAGGGTGTGCAAATTCCTGCGTTTCCTTTGGCGGACGCGGAGATTGAAGACATTGACGACTGGCTTTTGTCACATCAGGTTGAGCATCAGGCGATCTCGGCCCAGCTTAATCTGAGCAACCCGTTCAACTTGTTGGATGCGGACTGGTCGATTGAAAGCGATTTCTACGAGTGGATTGCAAGTCATTACTCTCTGCACCGCAGCATCGTTAGTGCTTTAGGATTGCAACTGTAACATGGCAAAAGCTGAAGAAAAACTAAGGCCGATTGAGGATATTATTTGGGAGGTGTCCAAAGATTTGGTTCCTTCGCAAATGACCCGCGAGGATTATCTTGCGCGTGTCGCCACTGTTGTTCAGCAATCCGACGCAAATCTTATGCAGATTGGCGATAATACGGTTTTTCTGTTGTTGCAACCGGCCCCCGGCGTCGTTCAGGCAACTCTGATGAGCAAAGAAAGCGCGCAAGACTTGCCGGATAGGTATCTGGTGGCGGCTAACTTGTTGCGTCAGATGGGTCAGCAAAAGATGGTTAACCTAGTTAAGAATGACGAGCAGCTTGCCGTTTTGCAAAACACGGGCCTGCCCCTGCGCGTCACAACGCTGCCCGACGCAACGTATCAGGTTGAGATTGACCTGACGCAACCGATGGCTCTGCAATGAATAATGATTTGCAGCTTCTGGCGATGATGGTGCAAACGGCTGGTCGAGGTCGGGACACCGTTCTTGCCCACATTACGCCGAAAGAAGCCTTGCTGTTGAAGCTCATGGGCGGGCGCGGTTCGGTTAATCCGCAGACTGGCCTTATGGAGTTTGAGGACGACGACGACGATTTCGGCTCTGATCGGAACCAACAGGAACGCTCAGACCTTGAGCGAGATTTGCAAGCCTCCGAGCGCACCGCGTCCGACGAAGAAGATGCAAGGTTTGGCGCTGACCTGACTGCTGCTGGCGGCGGCCTTGGGGCGCTGGACGGACCGGACGGCGTACCAGAAGAACGGTCATTTTTTGGTAAAATTCTTGATTTCCTTGGTTTAGGTTCGATTGAAGATTTTATTCAAACAGCGGTCAGCGTAGCTGCTGGCCTTGTTCTTGGCCCCGTTGCGGGCGCTTTGACAAAAAGCGTGATTGGCGCAAATCTTGCTGGTCGCATTGTTGGCGCAGCGGTAACCGGCGGTTTAAGTCGCGCTGCTGGCAATTTGGCTCTGCAAACTGCTGAAGAATATGGCCTTGTTGACGAATCGCCAAAAACCATAGCCGCAAGAGAACTTGGCGTCGGCGGCGCTCTTTTTAGAGGCACTGTCGGCGGCGGCATTGGTGGCGCTCTTGGCGGTGCTTTCGGCCCTGACTTGGCGGGCAGTATGGCGAGTGGCGGACTTGGAAGATTTGCCACCGAAACAGCCATCGGCGTTGCGCCTGAATCTATTGGCGGTCGCGGCCTTAGCTTCGGGGATGCCGTTTCTAGGGGTGTTCCTGAAGGTTTTGGTGGCGCTTTTGGTGCCGGTTTAACTGATCTTCTGGGCGGGGGATTTGCGGGCAGGCAGGCGTCATCTTCTGTGATGCGGGAAATCAATCGTGTCGCTGGTGACTCAACTTCCCGTGGCATATCGGGTGTGGTCGGGCGCGATGAAGCGTCTGGCGGAGAAGTTTCGCAACCGCGAACTGCCACCATTACTGATACTGGTTCGCAACGGCAGCCCTCTAATGTCCGATTAAGTCCCGCAACCCTGTCCGCCTTGTCAATTCGGCCTGACATTGGCGGTCGCGGCGTGACGATTTTTGGCTCTGGCGACAATAAAGGCGGACGCAGAAGTCCTTGGAATAGTAGGTCTTTGCGGGTAAAAGATAATCTAGGAGTGACAGATGAATAAGCTCGCTAAAGCCCTGCGCTCAGATTTTACAGCGGTGGTCCCACTTAAGATTGCCGCCGAGGCTGTTCGTCGCGCCGGTCGAGGCCGCGATACGATCCTCGCGCACATTACGCCCCGCGAAGCTGCGCTGCTCAAACAGCGCGGCGGCAGTGGCACGATCAACCCTCGCACGGGTTTGCTCGAATTTCAGGAAGAAGATGATTTTTATTCTCCTGAAATGACATCCGAGCGCGCTCAGTATGCCGAGGATGTATCTGGTTATGAGGCGACGCAAGATTACGACGCGCTTGCGGGCCTTGGCGTTTACAATCGGCAGCAAGGCACTTCAGAAGCGCCCGTTCAATATTCTGATGGCGGTGATGCCGGTTATTACGATCAGTTTACCCCTGCTGATGTGCAAGTTGCATATCCGTATAGAACCGCAGGCCCAGAATATTATGCCCCTGGGGGCGCTCTAAGCAGAGACCGAGCTGCGCTTCAAAGACTTGATGCTCTTGAGGAGCAAAGAAACAAAGAACAAAAAGAATCTCCGGGCGCTGTTCGTCGCGCACTAGAGTATCTTGGCATTACTCCGAAAGAGGCTATTCAGGGGCTTGGTTTAGCGGGCACGGGCTTGGGCGGTATTTTGACTTCGCGGCGCGCCGGGGAACAGGCGCGGAAGTTGGAGCAGCAGCTTGCGCCGGGTGCGCGTGAAACACTTGCTCGCGGCCAACAGCTTACGGCACAGGCCGAGCGCGGCGAACTCACGCCAGCATCTCAGCGGCGCATGGATATTCTTCGCGCCCAGGCGGCGCAGCGCGCGGCCCGCACTGGTGGCGTTGGCGCGGCCCAGACCGCGATCCAGCTTGAGTCGGCGCGGCAGGCGGAGCTTCAGCGGCAGGCCACTTACGGCCAGTCCTTGCAACAGATTGGCGATCAGTCGTTGCGCCGCGCCCTTGAGCTTTCGCTTAAGGCGGATCAAGCGGGTACTGAGGCGGCACAGAAATACTTTGCTGCTCTTGGTCAAATGGTCGGCGGCACTCGCGGATTGATTGGAGGCTAATGATGGCAGTCGCGGAACCCTACGACACCGAGCTTACTCCTGCACAAAAGCAATCTGCGGTTGATATGGGCTTGTCTAATCAGCCAAATCAAGATTCTGGATTTGATCCGGAAGAACGCGATCCTTTTAAGCTGGAAAAAGATCGCCTCGAACAAATTCAGAAGCAAGCGCCCGCGGCAATACGGCGCGCCGCCGAGGCTGAAGGCGAAGCTCTACGGGTAAAATCGCAGGATGATATTGCTCGCGCAGAGGGCTATGACGCGGCAGCGAAACAACGTAGTGCCGATGTTCGTGGTTCCTACGACGCCTATGGCGAGCGCATTGCTAAAGAGCCATTGCTTCCCTTTATTCCGTCAGAAGATAACGCCGAAACTTTGGGTGCCTTGTTTAGCGGCGTTAATTTGATTGGTTTAATTATGTCGCGCGGTGCGGGACGCAGTTCTGCTCTCGGCGCGATGAGTTCCATGACGGGTATGCTTGAAGGCTACCGCACGGGACGCAAAGATTTATATGAGCGGGAAAAGCAGATTTTTGAGAAAAACTACGCCCGCATCAAAGACATTCACGCTCAATATGGCAAAGAGCTAGATCAGGCTCTTAAATTATCTGAAGTTGATTTTGAGGGAGGCAAGCTGGCTGCGGAGCTTGCTGCAAAGCGCGCGGGTAATGGGTACGCCAAAAAGATGGCGGAAGCGGGAAACCTTAAGGCCGTCGTCGCTGCTTTTAATGCAGAAGTTGTAATTATTAAGAACATTACGGACTTGACGGAAAAAAACCTTAACCGTCAAGCGCGCCTGAAAATTGCCGCTGATCGGGCGCAGGTTCCTGGTCGCCAGGGGCAAAATAATCTTGCGTTTGCTTCGCGGGTGTTCAACGCGCTCAGTGGAGCAGCGGTAGATTTAACAAATGTTTCTGAATTAAAGGTGCCATTCAACAAGGCTGGCGGCACCGGCTCAGTTTTGGCTGGTTTAATTTCTTCAGAACCAGCGACAGTCAAGGCGTCTTTGACGGCCCTTGCTGGCCGAACAGTTACAGAAGCCGATAAACGATTGTTTGATATGTTGACCGGACAAATCGGCGCTGCTTTATCCAGAATCGAATCTCAGGGATTGGCTAGTGGATCAACAAAGGCAAATGTTGACAGTTTCAATGCCTTAAAGCCAAAGGCCGGTGACCCTGCAATTACGCTGCCGTTTTATTTGGCTCGTGTTAAACAAGAAATTCAGACTGGCTACAGATCATTCCGCCGTATGCCCGGAGCGACAAAAGATCAGATTGCCGATATAGAAGAAGTCTTAACCTCATTAGAGGCGGCTGTTCCATTTGACTTGTCAGATGTTTATGGAGCTATGGGTGGAAAGCCCTTATCGGATAAAGCGCAGAAGATTCTTAACGCTGGCTCTACTTTTAATAATCTAACATCTGGACCTCCCGCTTCCGCTGCGCCCGCGCCTAGTTCAGCCCCGGCGTCCACTAAAGAGATTGAGTATGAGTACCGGACGATAGATGGCAAAACTTTTCGCAGGCCTAAACAATGACAGATGCAGGATGGGAAGAGGTGCCTTCTTCCGAATGGGAAGAGGTTCCCAGCGAGCCTAAGTCCACCGGCCCCAGTCTGTCGGAGAAAGAGCGCCGCAAGCGTGGATTTGAGCCTGCACAATCACCGGACATTTCCGAGTTACGCAGTCAGTACGGCGCGACTGCGCGGTATGCCGGTGCCGAACTTGGTGGCCTTGGCACTGGTCTTGGTGAGTTTGTCCCTGGTGAGATCGGTCGCGCGGCTGCTGCTGGCAGTCGGTACCTTGAGGGCGTTCAAGAGCGCGCCGTAGAGGAATATCCGGCTGCGGCCCCCGTGGGAACCGTCTTGTCTTTGCTTACGCCGGTGGGTGCTGGCGCTCGCTTGGTATCTCGTGCCCCGTCCGCACTTGGCCGCATTTTAGGCTCTGCCGGTGTTGGTGGTACGTTAGGAGCGGCAACGCCAACAGGCGAAGAAGAATATGTTGATAGGCTGACTGGGAAGATCATTCCAACCGCCATAGGCACCACTCTTGGCGGCGGCATTGGACTTGGCACGGAAGTTATCCGCAGGGGCATAAACGCTGCTAAATTCAATGCTAGTCTTAAAAATAGATTGAGCGATGTTGAAAACTTGAGTGAGCGGGAAGTTTCCGATCTTCAAAACGCCATTGCAGAAAACGAAAAGCAAATCGCGAGTTTAGCGCCAGCACAACAGCGCGCCGCCCGCGAGGCGGAAAGGGCCGAGGCGCTTGCTTTGCGTCCGGTTTCTTCTGAGGCTGGCGCTGCCCGTCGAGCGCGCTCGGAAGCGGTTGAACCGCGAGTCGCAATGACGCCGCAATATCGTGAGCGCGAAGCTGCGTTAGAATCTACTCGGGAACGCTATCGCACCGTTGAGGATGACTTGCGCCGCGCGGGCGTCGATGAGCAGCGCCTACAATCACAACTGGGATTATTGCAGCGCCAAGAAGCTGAAACGCAAGCGGCGGTTGACCGTTTTGGCGACGAACTGCTTGCGCGGCCTGGGATTGATAAGGCGGAATTTGGTCAAAGGATCAGAGCAACGCTAGACTCAATTTATAAGAAATATGATTCTGCGCGAAAAGAGGGAAGCGGCTTTACCAAGATGGTTAAAGATGCTGGCCCTGAATTGCGTATTAATACGTCAGGTGAGCGAGAGCGCCTTGAAGAACTTGCAAAGACAACTAAAAACCGAGATTTGAGGAGCATTGCCCTCACCATTCGAAATGAACTTGCTAATCGGGATGCTGCCGGGAAAGCAATTCCTCGCCTAACTGTTAACCAATTTCAAGAAGTTAAAGAATACCTTGATAAAGTTTTGAAGGAAAAAAGTCTTATTGACGACACTAATCGCGCTGTTGAAGTAGACAGGAAAATCAAGGGCGAAATTGATATTGTTAAGAACAACCTGTTAAAACAAGCTAAACGAGATTACCGGCCATATTCCGTTGCTTTGGGCAAGTATGCAGAGCTTTCACGGCCACTTGATTTTATCGAGCGCAATCTTCCTATTCGCAGAACGCTTACGGTCGATCCAATTAGCGCACAGCAGAAAATGGAATCTGCTGATGTTGCTGGCGCTGTTCTTAGACAGGGCGGAAAGGGCGGCGATATTGTGAGCCAGTTGATTAAGGAGTCTCCCGGCTTTCAAGATAGCGCGCGCTTGTATTTTACACGCGAGTTGTTCGGCAAGGGGCAAGTCCCGACGAAAGAGGCGTTTGGCACGTTCTTAAACACCAACGAGCGCAATTTGCGGACGACTGGTTTGTATGATGAGTTTAGTTCCTTGGCTCGCGCGCAAGAGTCTGCCGTCAATGCGGTTAACGACGCCAAGGGCCTAGTCTCGACTGGTAAAGAAGCAATTACCGGCGCGGCGGCGCGTCGCAGACTGCTTGAGCGGGAGCTTACTTCAGCGGAACAATTGCGTAGTCAGGCCGCAAAACGCGCAGCGCCGCTTGAGAAAGCCGCAACAGAACAGCGGACCAGGGCTTTGGGCGGTATTGGTGAGCCAGCGGCAACGGTTGCCTCTCGGGTAAGTCAGGCGGCAAAGCGCGCGGAAGAACGATCTAAACAAATTTCCGCCCAGGCCCGGACTTTTGGCGAGCAGAGCAAGGAACTTCAGCGCAGCATTGATGATCTCGCCAAAGAAGTCGGCGTCTCAGAAAAGCAAATTGCTGATTTGCAAATCTTGCGTTCGAAAATCGAAAACACTCCCGCAGAGAGCATCGGTGACGCTAGAAAGTTTTATGGCGACTTGCTGTCCGCTAAGAAAATTGATGAAGCTGCTTATAAAAAAGCGGTGAAGGACATTGACAAACTTCAGCAACTAGCCAGAGACGGCAAGCAAATTAAAAACGCTATGTATGCCGTTATGGGTTCGGCCCTTGGCTCGGCCCTTGTGACCGGCGCGCTTAGATAAGAAAACGATTAGAGATGCGGATTAAATCAATGAAAGAAGATCGCAGCATTTTTGGCGCGGATATGGGCGGCGCAGAAGGCCGCGTAATGAAGCGGCTTATGCGTAAGCGCAATCCAAAGCGCGACGTAAAGGCCATGTTTGGACGCGCAGGCAAGCGATGAACAAAAAGAGCCGTGGCGTTAATCCAGACCTCGATAAAGCAATTAGTGATCTGCTCAAGGCAACGATGGCCGATCCGTCCGCCAGCCTGACGGATAAGACTAAAGTGATAGATCGCGCCTTAAACCTTGAAAAGATCAAGCAAAGAGTAAATGATGATGAGTGGGGAAGCGGTTTTGCTTCCGACGATGACGATGAAAAGTAACGGGGAATACAATGGATGCTACGATTATGCGCGTGATTCGTCTCGCGCTTTCTGTGATCTGCGACCGCTTGGCGACGATTGTGAGCTTGGTGATGACGTTCGCCCTGTCGAGTTGGGCGATGGACGCGCCGACTTACGAACGGTTGGCGATGGCAGCGTTTTTTGCTATTTTCGTATTCATACCCTGCATTTGGCTTGAAAGGCGTCACCATGAAGGTCAGCAAGAACAGCAATATTAACGAGGGCGGTCCTTCGTTTGGCGGCGTCGCGGTTAAGCCGCAGAGCGTCAAGAATACGCTTGGGCGTGGCGGTGGTCACTTTACTCCTGGCCTTCTGCCGCTTGGCGGCTTCCAGGGGATGTGGGTCTTTACGGACAGTGAAGATACCAAGAACAGCCCGACCACAAAGCCAGAGCGCAAGACGAACATCTTTGGCGGAAAGTAAGTTATGGCAAACAATATCCCATTTCAGGCGATGGGTAAGACCACTCTAATCAACGTCACGGGCACAGCAAATACCGTGGCGATTATTTCTGATGGTCCTGCCAGCCAATTAAGAATCCACAATGGGACCGCAGGCGAAGTCTTTATTCGCCTTGGCATTACAAGCGCAGATGCCGCAGCCGTCCCCACCGCCGGAAACGCCTCTTATGGTTTGGTTATCCACAATAACCAGACCAACATCTTTACGGTGCCGAAGCAGGCGACGAATACCGCGACCCTGTACCTGTCGGCCATTACTGCCTCCGGCAACGCCGTAATTTATGCAACACCGGGTGAGGGCTTCTGATGGCGACCAAGCAAGCGGCTACTGTTGACCTTGATAAGCGCATCTCCACTCACGAGGCAGTTTGCGCGGAACGCTATCAATCCATCCTCTTTCGGTTGACGCGCATGGAACGGTTTATTCTTGGCGCGATGGTTGTTCTCATTATGAGCATGGCTAGTGTTATCTGGATCAGCTTGGCGAAGTGATGCCGGATTTAGATATTCATAAGTTGCGAAGCGAGTTGGCTCGTGACGAGGGTTTGCGACTAAAGCCGTACAAATGTTCGGCGGGCTATCTCACGATAGGCTACGGGCGCAACCTTGAAAGCAATGGCATTACCCGCGAAGAAGCGGATGCCATGCTTGACCATGACATTGGGGTTGTTTCCAAAGACCTTGATAAGAACATTCCCTGGTGGCGGCAAATGCCGGAACCGGCGCAACGTGGGCTTATCAACATGGCCTTTAATCTTGGATGGCCGCGCCTAAAACTTTTCGCCAATATGTTGGCGGCGCTGAAAAGCGGCAATTACTTTGAGGCGGCGCAACACGCTCTTGATAGTAAATGGTCCTTCCAAGTTGGGGATCGCGCCACACGCATTGGCGAATTGTTTATGGTTTCCGAGAATGGTCAAGAGGACGATCAAACGTCGTAAGTCTATTAAAGCGGCACCACTGGCTAGGGGCGGTACGGTCATCAACCGCGCCTTTGATCTGGTTATGTGGATTGATAGTCCATTTAAGCTATTTGCCGTTGTCGTTCTTGGCCTTTTATTCGGCAGCGGATTCCTAGCATATCACTATAAAGATCAAATTATCGCATCGCGCGCTGGCTCTACGATGGCCGAGCGGGATGATTTGGCTCGTCATGCTCGAGACCTAATCCGCGACACTGGCGCTATTACTGTCGTCATTCATAAAATTGATGTTCTCAAGAACAGCCGCGAAACCGTCATTGCCATGCGGCAGGACGGCAACCGCGAAGTAAGCCTTGAGGGCAGTATTGGCGTAATTTTTAACGCCTCGCAAAATCGCCAGAAAGCCGCAGCGGCCATGCTCAATGCGGAAATAGACTGCGATACTTTTGAGGCAAGCAGCAAAATCGGGGAATGGGTTGAAAGCCAGGGGGTCCGCTTCCTTTGCCGTGCGCCCATTGGCAAACGTGGCGATCTTGTCGGATATTTAGCGATTGGATTCAGCCAACAGCCGAAAGACATTATTGCCCTGCGTGGGCGGATTTCTCTGGCGGTAGATCAGATGGTGCATTGATGGACATTGGTAAACTCATATCGACGTTTGCTCCAACTCTGGGGACCGCACTTGGCGGACCTGTTGGCGGCATGGCAACCAAAGTGTTGCTTAATGTGTTCGGACTTGGCGATGACGCAACAGACAGCGACATAGCAAAGGCGGTCAACAAAGCCAGTCCGGATCAATTGCTTGCGCTGAAACAAGCTGACTACGCTTTTCAGGCGCAGATGAAAGAGTTGGACGTTGACCTAGAGCGTATCGCCTCAGGTGACAGGGACAGCGCCAGGAAGCGAGAGGCTGCGGTTAAGGACTGGATGCCCAGGATTCTAGCTGGCCTCGTTGTGGTCGGTTTTCTTGCAACCGTGTTCCTAATACTCTCTGGCTATGTCGAGGGTCTTAAAGACCCAATGACGGCAACAACGGTCGGCACCCTGATTGGCTATGTGTCCTCTAAGGCAGATAGCATTATTAGCTACTACTTTGGTAGTAGCGCAGGCAGCGCGGCGAAGAACGAATTGCTGGCGGGCAAAAAGAATGGCTAAGAAAGATTTTCCATCCTTATCTGTAGGGCGCGGCGAGAAGCTGCCAATCAGCCGTGGCGCCGGATTGACGGAGAAGGGGCGGGCGAAGGCTCGGGCGGCCGGCAGCAATCTCAAACCGCCAGCTCCGAATCCGCGCACCAAGGCGGACGCGGCTCGCAAGAAGTCGTTTTGCGCTCGGATGGCGGGCGTTGTTCGGAACGCGAAAGGACCGGCGCTCAGGGCGAAAGCCAGCCTGCGGCGCTGGAATTGCCGATGAAGGGCGAATCTCGCGTCAACGAGTCTGGCAATTACACCAAGCCCGGGATGCGTCGGGAGATTTTCCAGCGCATTAAGTCGGGAGACAAGGGCGGTCGATCCGGTCAATGGTCGGCCCGTAAGGCTCAGATGCTGGCCCGCCACTATAAAAGCCGCGGCGGTGGATACAGATGAAGAAGCCCCAAGAAAGCCTCAAGCGGTGGACAGAGCAGAATTGGCGCACCAAGAGCGGCAAGCCGTCTACCCAGGGTAGCAAGGCCACGGGCGAGCGTTATTTGCCCGCACGGGCGATCTCGGCGCTGACTCCGGCTGAATATGCTGCGACCACTCGCGCCAAGCGGGAAGGAACGCGGAAGGGCAAACAGGTTGTGCGCCAGCCCAAGAAAATCGCCCGCAAGACTTCGGCCTATCGTTAATCTTGGCGCAAAAGTTGGCCCTCGAAGATATAGGTGCCGACATGGGCAAGATTGACCCAGGGTGCGGCATGAACCTTTCCGCCGATCTCGCGCCACTTAGCGCAGAAGTGATAATCCTCGGACAATAGACGCTGCGTCCCCGGCTCGATGCTGGTGGCAAAATAGCGTTTGATCGGGTCTTTACCGATATTGCCAGCTAGGTCGGTCACATCGTTGACGTAGGTTTCGACATGATCGGCCATCTTCTCGAATACCTCGCGCTTAATCAGCATGAAGCCCGTACCGCCGTTCCAGATTTCCAACGGCTGTCCGGTCGGCACGGTCACATTTCCGGTGTATCCGACAAGGTTCACCACGAATGATCCGGTGTGATTTTTAAGCTGATCGGTCGGAACGCCGGACTTAACGGCCCTCTCGACTTGCGGCCAGTCGATCTCCTTCTTCGGATAGATCCC